TATTATGTCAAACTTCAAAGAAAGATTAATTCAAGAACAAAAAGATTTACAAGAAAAGATTGAAAAATTAGCTTCATTTTTAGAAAGTGATGCGTTTTTTGAAAACTTAAAGAAAGAAGCGCAAGATTTATTAACTATGCAATTATATGCCATGTTAACTTATAATACTATTTTGTTGGCTAGGATTGATAATTTAAACAATTAAATGATATGGAAAAATTAACAAAAATTCAAGCCGAGTTAAAAGCTCCAAAGGGGCAATACAACTCATTTGGCAAGTACAAGTACCGCAGTTGTGAGGACATCCAAGAAGCGGTTAAGCCTTTACTTAAAAAGTACAATGTTTCATTAACCTTAAGCGATGATTTGCAAGTAATCGGAGAAAGGTACTACATTAAAGTAACTGCGGTTTTAGTTTGCAATGAAACAAAAGAAAGCGTATCGGTTACTTCATTTGCTCGAGAAGAGGAAACAAAAAAAGGTATGGACGGTTCACAAGTTACAGGAGCATCTTCAAGTTACGCAAGAAAATACGCCTTAAACGGTTTATTTTTAATTGATGACACAAAGGATAGCGACGCAACTAATAACGGCTTAGAAGATCCTAAAAAGTTACCAAAAATAGACGAAACAAGGTTTGTAAAGGCTTTAGAAAAAATAAAAGAGGGAGCTTATACAGTTGAAAAGTTAACGGCTAGTTTTGAATTAACAGAGGAACAATTAAAACGTTTGTAGTATGAACCAACTAACAGTAAGATGTTCCGAGTTATCAAAGTTAATGACAAAGGGGCGCTCAAAATCCGAGCCATTAGGCGAAACCACCAAGTCGTGGTTAATGCAAAAGGCAAAAGAGGACTTTTATGGCATTTTCGTAAACGTTTCAACTAAATACATGGACAAAGGTATAATGAACGAAAATAAGGCTATAAAAATGCTAAACAACGTATATTTTACCGACTATTACAAAAACGATGTGCGTAAAACCAACGATTGGCTAACTGGCGAATGTGATATTTTAGCACTTGATAAGATTATAGATATTAAATGCAGTTGGTCGTTTGATACGTTCCCAGCATTTTACGAAGAAGCTGAGAAAAGTGTTAAACAAAGTGGCTACGACTGGCAGATGCGCGGTTATATGATGCTATTTGACCGTCCAAAAGCTGAGGTCACTTACTGCTTAACTTCAACACCTGAGGAACTATTAAGCAAGTTTGATGATGTTGCACTGCATAAGGTGGACCACATAAACCCAGCATTAAGGGTAACGAGTGTTACAATCGAACGAGATTTGGAAATAGAACAGCAAATGTACGAACAGTACAAAATAGCCAACGAGTATTATCAATCATTAATTAATCAATTAAAAAACAAGTAAAAATGGAAGTCAAAGGAAAAGTAGCCTTTATAGGCGCAAAACAACAAGTAAGCGACAAATTTGCAAAACGTGAATTTGTATTGGAAACAGCGGAACAGTACCCGCAACAAATCCTAATACAAGCAACCAACGAGCGTTGTGGGATTTTAGACAAGCTAACATTAGGTCAAGAAGTAACTGCTAGTATTAACCTAAGAGGGCGAAAATGGACGGATAAAGAGGGTAATGACAAGTATTTTAATACTATTGAAGCGTGGAAAATTAATTTTGGGGAGGCAACAGCCCCAATACCAACACCCGAACCAACTAATGATTTACCGTTTTAGTTATGGAAGCAAAAGACTTAAAGAACCTGACAAAAGATTGTCAGAGGGTAATTAAAAATTACCTAAAAAACGAGAAAATGAGTGTTAATGCCTTAGCGAAGTCCGCTAAGGTACACCCAACCCAACTACACCTTTTTATAAAAGGCGAAAGGGGTTTAAATTTAACAACGATGCAGAAATTAGCTGATGTAATTAGTGGGTAACGGCTCGGCTATGCGGTCGTTTTAATGCCGTATAGCACGTGTTGTAAGTTGTATGGCGACTTATTAAACACTGAACTTAAATCAAATCACTAAACAGAAAAACAAAAAGAAAAAAGCGATGGCAGAATTATTTGAATTTGAACTTGAAGAAAACAATGAACCAATAGAAACGACTAACATTAATTCGATTAGATTTTATGTTTCTGATGAGCAAAAGGAACTTATAGAAAAAAACAAACAACTTTTATTTAAAAAAATGGAAGTTGACAATTTAAGCGATTACATTTTAAAAAAGGTATATGAAGACATTAACACTAAAGCGTAAAATAATCAATGGTAATTATTTAATGGGTTCATTTTTAGATGAAAATTCATTTGATGAACTGATTGATTATGACTGCGATGTTTATGATGTTTCGGGGAAATTATTAGCTAAATTCAGAAAGAATGTTTTAACTGAAAGCAAACTTTTTGATTGCGTAAATAACACTCGTGATGCAATTGTAAAAATGGATAATAGAGGCATTGCATCTGGAAAAGTTGACTTATCTAAAACAATGAATAGGGTAGGGGCATTTGTTACTGAAAATTTTAAATTACAGCCCATTACTCATGATGGCAGAATGAGTAAATATAAAGTAGGAAATTGTGTTTTAAACGGATTGATAGGTTATATGGATAGAACGGTAATGATGCCTTATTGCAGAAAAACAGCATTTACAAAACACGAATTTGAAAAGTTCAAAAAAGCTATTCCATTTATAAAAGAAGTTGATTTTTATTATTCTGAATTAATTAATGATAAATGGAAAATTCAAAAAGAATACGCAAAATCAACAAACAAAAACTACATTATTTCAGACACTTCATTTACAACAGTAACAATTAATAAAGACTTTCAAACAGCAGTTCATAAAGACGCTGGAGATTTAAAAAAAGGATTTGGAAATTTATCCTGCTACAAAACTAAAGGGTGCAAAGGCGGTTATTTTGTTTTACCACAATGGAAAATTGCATTTGATTTAGATAATTGTGATTTACTATTGGTAGATGTTCATCAATGGCACGGAAACACACCAATAACAAAAGAAAGCGAAGATGATGAAAGAATTAGTTTTGTAATGTATTATAGAGAAAATACAATAAAATGCCTTGCGCCTTCAAAAGAATTAGAAAGAGTGAAACGAGCAAATAATAAACTATGAATTATACGGACTTATTTTCAAATGAATTGCCAATTTATGTTTCAGAAAAAACAGGATTGAAGTTTTATTATAGACCAAACACAAGCGACATAAAAACAATAATGGAAGTAGTTGAACGTGGTGTTTATGAAAAAAAATACTTTAAAATTGAACCGAAAGAACACTGGGTTGATTTAGGCGGAAACATTGGAGCGTTTACATTACTTGCATTACATAAAGGGGCAACGGTTGATGTTTATGAAGCTGATAACGAACATTGCGAGCTTATTAAAATGAATTTGAAATTAAACGGATTTCAGGCAAATGTTATAAACAAAGCAGTTGTTCACGATCATAATAAAGAAATTTATTTAAACATTCAAAAAAATGGGAACACTTGGAGAAATTCAATTATTAAAAAATGGAATGGAGGGAAGAAGAAAGTTGAATGCGTAAACATTGAAAGCGTTTTAAATAAAGTTGTTTGCTGTAAAATGGACATTGAAGGTGCTGAAATGCTTATTTTGGAAAACTTAAAATCAATGCCTAAAAAAATGGTTTATGAATGGAGCTTTGACATAGATGACAATATTGACCGTTACAGAAATGTGTTAAAAAAAATGATTAGTAATTACGCAAACGTTAAACATAACTCAATAAAAGATGAACATAAAATTTGGCAAAAAGGATGGTTTCCACCTTGTAGAAATGTTTATTGTTTTTAAAAGTGCGGTGGCTTTTTTCTTTTTGTTTTCCCTTCACGGAACTTTCAACCGAAGAACGAAATTAAACCATATTGCTTACAACGCCCCAATTTACGCCCGTTTTAATGGCGTAAAAATAATGTTATAATTATGCAAAATCTTAAAATAATAATCTTACAAAGGGTATTCAGGAAGAACAACGCACTGTTTTACTTTGAGTACCCTAATAAGGCGACTAACTTAGATACAGGTAAACATTTTGAAGATAACCGCGTGTATAATTCGCACCAACAACACCGATTATTACCACCCAAATACATAGAAGCAGAGCGCGAATATTTGCAGAACGAGGAATATTACGAACAAATTTTGTTAAAATATCTAAAAAATTGTATATAGTTAAATTAAATTTATAGATTTGCATAAACAATTAAAAACAATTAAACCATGAGAAAAGTAGATTACAGAATGCACCCTGAACACCCAGCGGTGGAGCTTTACAAGGAATTTTTAAGAAAACCTGTTTACGAATTAAATCACAGAGATGCAACCTTGCAACAGGATGACTGCCTTTACCGATTAAAGTGGATTGAAACCAACTTTATGGACTGGGTACACGACATTGAGGGATTAGATTACAAGCAAGATTTGTTAAAGCGTGTTGATCAGTTCAATCAAGTATGTAAAACACACCAATGCAAAATCTTTAAGTACTACGACGGAGAATATGAAGATGACCGCAAGAGGTTTGCAACTTATTTTATTGGATTTATCCCATGCGAGTAATATATTTGCTAATACTCCCAAGCCTAGCCTTTGCTCCGCCAAACAATGTAGAAATAAAGCAAGAGTTTGACTATTCGGAACACATAAGGCGAAAGTTAAATTGTATTTTGGAGTTGGAGGATGGGAGTAACTATTGGGAGTTTAAGAATAAGACAAAGGATAAAGAATTATTAATTAAAAAATATTTAGAGAGATGAAAACACCACATTTAGACATTGAAATAAAAAACTTAGAAAATTTAAGTTTAAAAAAAGAGTTAACTGGTTTAGCTAAAGATGCCATTGAAGAATACACAGCTATTAAAACCTTTATCGAAACTCATTCAAATAAAGAAAATAGCAAAAGATACTTTCTTGTTTCTTATTCAGGTATAAATAATTTAGGAAATTGCATAGGCTTAGATTCTTTTACTTGTGAAGGTGGTTTTTTAAAAGCAAAAGAAGCTGTTGAACAAATTAAAGAACTACAAAACTTGCAAGAATGTGTTATTACTAACATAATGGAAATAAGCGAACAAGATTTTAACGATTGGAATAATTAACCTTAAAACCAAATAAAATGAAACTAAGTAAAGAACAACGCGACAATATAACCAAACTAAGTGCTTTATGTTCAATTCAAACACTTATGTTTAGCGGTTGTAAAGCTGATATTATAGCCATGAATACCCATACTTTAAAGCAAGGTTACAAATACGATACTTTGAGTAAACCTAACAAAAAGGTAGTGGATAAGAAAATAGCTGAAGCGGTTAAAAATTTAAACCAAACTATTGATTTGGTAATAAAGGTAAATGCAAGAATTGAAACCTCAATGCGTAACACTTTAGGTGATGAAATAGTAGATGCTTTAATTGACGAAATTGATTTAGCACTTGATAAAGTTGAACTGGATAAATATTTGAAGAAATGAAAAACATAAACATAATGATATTCGATGAAATATCTTTATCAATCAGGAATGATGACTTTAACCTTGCTTATTTCAGAACTAAACCCCCAGAATGGTTTGGAGGTTTGCAATGTAATTTTGAGCAAGATAGCAAAGAATACAAAGAGTTAGAAACTAAGTTGGTTAATTTAGCCGAAACAATTTTAAAAGAAATTAAGGAATTATGATACACCCACAAATTTACGTAGGCTTAGAACTAAAGCCGAAACAAGTCAATTTAATATCCATTTTTGAAATGGTATGCGAAAAGTTAAAAGTACACCCAAAGGAAGTTAAAGGGCGAACACGATTTGAAGAAATTGTACGGGCAAGAATTGTTTACTCAATTTTAGCCTTAAACAACGGCTATACTTTGCGAGAAGTTGGAACATTGATTAACAGGCACCATGCAAGTATTATTCATTACAAAGAGGAATTTAAGTACATGAAGTACAATCCGAGATTAGAGGAAGATTTTAATAAGTGTAGGTTATGATTTTAGAATACATAAAAGTAAATGGCGAATATTACTACCCACAAGAAGCTGGAGTAAAAGACCCTAACAAAAGATTTTCTAATTTCCCTGTTTGTATCATAAAAAAACGCTTGTTTGGTTTTTGGCAAATAGATTACCATTGCGAAAGAACGAACCAAAAAAAGGGATATACAGAGTTTGGGGATGAAGATAAACCTAATGTTAGATTAATAGTAAGTCCTTTTCATTTTCAAGAAATAAAATATAGGTTATGATAGTGCTATATTACATTTTATTCAAGATATTTGTTACTTATTTAGAGGTATTAGATTATCTCAAAAAATATTTTTAACTTTGTAACCTATGAACTTTTTTAAGAAAATAAAGGTAAAACGAGAATTAAAGGAAATCGAACAACAACTTGAAGCTATTAAGCAAATCAAGTTTTACGAAGCTTTGATTTTAGCCTTGCCAACGGAGCAACTTAATGTAAGGGTTGGATATATGGACTTTGTACTCGAAAAAGACGATAAGTTGAAGCCAACAGTTGATAAGATATTGATTGAGGAAATTAATAAACAGATTGAAAATTTAAAGGGTAAGTTATGAAGCCGAAAAATCAAGGGGGAAGACCACCATATACTCTTAACGATTTGTGGGATAATTGGTATAATGATATTTTAGAGCTTTATAGTCAAGGAGCTTCCGACGTTGAAATAAGAGTTTTAATCTACGAAAAAACCAATAAAAATATAAAATGTTCTTATGATTTATGGGAGCGTTGGCTTAATGAAGAGCCCGAGTTTTCCGAAACCATAAAAATGGGTAAGCAAATTTCAGAGGCGTGGTGGACTAAAACAGGGCGTGTTAATTTAGAGAGTGAACGCTTCAGTTATACAGGTTGGTACATGAATATGAAAAACCGTTTTGGTTGGGCAGATAGTATCAAGCAAGACCACACCACCAAAGGAAACGAGATAAACCAAACGCCTATAATCGTGGCTAACAAGGAAACCGCAGACGCTTTAGAGGAATTAAGAAAAAGATTTGAAGATGAAACTGACAACGACGTTTCATAACACCCTAAAAGCCTATTTAAAAAATAGCAGATTTATAGTTAATAAGGGGGGGTCTAGAAGTGGTAAAACATACTCGGCACTCCAACTGCTTTATATCATTGCTCGAGATAGCAAGAAGCCTTTAATCATACATGTTGTAAGCCATAGCACCCCTCATTTAAAGGACGGTGCTATCGTTGATTTTGAACATATCCTAAACGGTCAACAGGTTAACATTGATGCCATACGAACGCAAAACCCACACACCTACAAAATAGGGGTATCAATCATTAAGTTTATAGGCTTTGATAACGTAGGCAAATCACATGGGGCAAAGAGGGATATACTATTTATTAATGAGTGCAACTTGATGAAGTACGAAATATGCCACCAATTATTTCAACGTACAAGGGGCACTATATTTCTAGACTATAACCCCAGCAGTAAGTTCTGGATTGATACGTGTGGAATATTGGAAGATGAACGCACCACGCTTATACACTCCACTTTTTTAGATAATGCCGAGAATTTAACACCAGCCCAAATTGATGACTTCGAAATGGCAAAGCGCAAACACGACGAGGAACGCCAGAAGGGAATACAAGGGTACTACTACAACTGGTGGAGGGTTTACGGTTTAGGGTTATTGGGGCGTGTTAGTGGTACAATCATTAATAATTGGGAAGTTGCTCCATTTCCCGAAACGGATGTTTATGGATATTGTATCGACTGGGGCGCAAAGGATCCATTTACACTTACCAAAGTAGCAGTTGACAAAAAAGGCAAACGATTATGGGCGCACCAAGAAATTTATGCACCGATGCCGAATTTGGATAACATGATTGAAGCTATTGCCAAAAAGATAACAGACCGCTCAAAGGTTATAATTTGTGATAGTGCCCGACCTGATTTAATCGTGTTGCTAACTCGAAATGGCTTTAATGCAAGACCGTGTTTGCCCAAGAAAAAACTAAACAGTATTCAGTTGCTATCAAGTTACCAATTACTAATAACACCGCAATCTTACAATATCCAAGACGAACTATACAAATACAAATGGAAGGACAAAGCGGGGGAAGTACCCGAAGACGGTAACGACCATGCTATTGACCCTTTAGGATATTATTTAAGGTGGTACGATTATACTTATTAATTTTTTTTATAACTTTGCAAATATGATAATTAAAAACTATAACACAGAGCCTTATAACGTTTTCGAGACGAGCAAACCAGCGACCGAAAATGTTTTTATTCCCTTGTTTAGTACGGGGAGGGCTAACACTAATATAAGTGAAAGCTATTTAATTGATGAGGGTTACATAACCAATGATATGGTTTACGCTGTTGCAAAGCGTATTGCTCAGGTAACAGCAAGTTTGCCCATTATCCTTGAGAATAACGGACAATATATCGATGACGATAACGACGAATTAAAGCGGTTTATCTTTGAGAATTGGCACGATAACGACAGCTTAGAACAAGCGTTGTTCAAAGAGGTTTTGTACCTAATCTTAACGGGGGATAGTTACCACTATGCACCGTACGAGTATATCGGTGCTAGTTTACCCGCGAAAAATTATATTTTACCCCCTCAAAATGTGAGGGCGTGGCGTGAAACAATGTCGATACTATCCGACATTGACCGTTACGAGTTTAACGACGGGATAAGCATTAGAAAGATAAGCCCAACGGAAATAATGCACTGCCAATACTTTAACCCAACGATTGAGGGTATTAGAAACAACGAGGGGTTAAGCCCTTTGCAATCGGGGTTTGATTTGTTGAAAGCAACCAATAACCGAAATTTGGCTGAAAGTAGCTTATATGAAAATAGAGGTGCTAGTGGTATTATTTCAAGTAAAAACGAATATCCGATTACCGCTGAAGATAGGGAGCAACTACAAAGAGATTTTAACAATCGTGTAGGCGGTGCAAAAAACGCTAACAAAATTATAACGGTTCAGGGTTCTGTTGACTACAAGCAGTTAGGTATGAGCGCAACGGATATGGAGTTGTTAGGTATGAGAGCTGAACACCTTAGAGCGGTTTGCTCATTGTTTGGCGTTCAATCGGTTATCTTTGGCGACGTTGGGGCTAGTACCTACAACAATATGCAAGAAGCGATGAAAGACTTTTATAACCAAACTTGTATTCCTATCATGGAGCAAATTTTGGCGCAAAAGAATAAGCAACTTATTAAACGTTATAACTATATATCTGGGCAAAAATACAAGCTAACAATAGACAAAAACGATATTGATGCGTTGAAGCCTGACGCTGAAAAGCAGTTGGATAGTACAGTTAAGCTTTACCAAACAGGGTTAATTTCGATAGATGAAGCAAGACAAATATTAGGCTATAACGACGAATTAGCGGTAACTAAGACAATGACAAACTTAATGCGTTTAAGTCCGTTGGTATCGAATAAATTACTAGAAAGTTTAACACCTGAGGAATTAGCAAATTTAATAAAAAGTTAAAAATGGAAATAAAAACACTAATCGAGAAAAAAGCTGAGGTATTAAAGCTTAGGCGAATAGCAAGAAAGTACGACGTTATAACCAAGTCCGATGTTGTAGAGATTGAGAGCGAAGACGATGTACTAAAGCGTACTATTATAGGCAATACTTATAATTGGCTGGATAATCATGGCGATGTGCATTTATCGGGGTGCTTTGCAAAGTCCATAAGTGAGCGTACACCGTTTTTCTTAGCGGACCATAAGCACGATGTAACTGCAAAGGTGGGAATTGTTAACGAGGTAATGGAAGCGCCGATAAGTTGGGCTGAATTAGGAGTTGATAAAGAGGGTAATACCGAGTGTTTAAAGGCAAATGTTGATGTAATAGAGGACTTAAATAAAAGCGTTTATTACCAATACAAAAACGGTATGATTAACCAGCACTCGGTAGGAATGGAATACATACAACTAGATGTTGCCATAAACGATACTTACGATAAAGAGGGTTACGCAAATTGGTTGAAATACTTACCGATGTTAGGCAACCCCATTGAAGCTGAAGAATGTGGTTACTTTTATCTAGTTAAGGAAGCGAAATTATTCGAAATAAGCGCTGTTTTATCGGGTAGTAATATACTTACTCCAACTATGCAAGATGATGCTGTTATAAAAGAAATTTATAAAAAATTTGGAGATATAGATAAATTTTATGAATTTTGTAAAATCACTCTAGGGACTGAGCCGACAAATATCACTCAGGTAGTAGAGCCGAAAAAGAAAAGCTATTATAAACATTTAATTAAAAAGTAAAAAACAATGGAAAACTTTAATGCAGAAACAACCTTTGAAGAATATTTAGGAATGTTGGGTATTGCCAACTTTGACGAATTACCTGAGGAGGAACAAGCAAAATTAGTACAGGACTACCAAGATGCTTTAGCGGGTTTGGTTAAGCAGTACGAAGAAGAAAACAAGAAAAATAAAACTCAAATTTCCGTGATGAAAAACCAAATGGAATTAGGGTTTAAAGAATTATCTAAAAAAATTGAAAAAATGAAATCAGTTGATGCAACAATGAAGAGCTTTAGCGCTCAAATTCGCGAAAGCTTAATCGCTAACAAACAAGCGTTAGCAGAATTAAAGAACGACAAAAACAAATCAGTAGTATTTAAGGCGGTTGGTAACATGACCTTTAGCGGTAACTTATCAGGTGGTAACGTACCAGTTGAGGATAGAATCGAGGGTTTAAACGTAATTGCTTCAAGAGAAACTAAATTCTTAGCGTCGTTACAACCAAAAGCAACTTCTAGTAATGTAGTTAGCTGGGTGGCTCAATCAGGTAAAGAGGGTACCGCTGGTTCAACTGCTGAGGGTGTTAAGAAAAACCAAATCGATTTTAACTTAGTTGTTGCTTCCGAAAATGTTAAAAAAACAACTGCGTTTATCAAAATTTCTAACGAAATGTTAGACGATGTTGACTGGATGCAATCGGAAATCGAAGCTGAGTTAATGCGTGAATTGTTAAAAGCAGTTGAGTTAGGTGCATTTAGTGGAGATGCTTCAGGTGCTAACTTAAGAGGTGTAAAAACTGTTGCTACTGCGTTCGCAATCACTGGCGCTGATTTTGGCGAAGCGGTTGTTAATCCTAACATTGTAGATGTGTTAGTTGCTGGTAACTTACAAATCGAATTAGCTGAGCAAGGTCAAGCGACTTTATGTTTCTTAAACCCTAGAGATATTGCGAAATTGAAAGTTCAAAAAGTAAGTGGTACAGATAAGAGATACATTGACCGTTTACAGGCAATCGGCGACAGCTTATTATTAGACGGTGTTACTAAGATCGTATCTACTACTTTAGTAACAGCTGGGGAGTTCTTAATGGGTAACTTTGATAAAGCTTACTTAGTAGAAAAAGACGGTGTTAAGTTTGATATCGGTTACGAAAACGACGACTTTACTAAGAACTTTGTTACATTATTAGCAGAGTGGAGAGGTGCAGTTGTTGTTAAGACTAACGATAGAACAGCGTTTATTAAAGGCGACTTTGCATCTGCTGAAGCATTATTACAAACAACGTAATCTTTCTTTCATATCATAGTTTAATTGTTGAATGGTGGGGGCGTAATTGCCCTCACTTTTTTTTTGTAAGATGAATAAAGTAATATACATAATGGCAATATATCAACGCCATGAATTAACTAAGATAGTGTTAGACTATTATCGGGATTTAGGCATTGATTTAATCATTGCTGGTAGTGAGGGCGTAATTAGTCAAGAGTTTGCTAAGGGGTTTAAATACATTGAGGTGGCTAATAGTCCACTAACTTACAAAAACAATGCAATGTTAAAAGAGGTGCAGAAGTACGAACATGACGCGGTTGTGTTGTTGGGAAGTGATGATTTGATTTGTCCTAATACGGTGGAATTTTACAAGCACCTACAAACCGATAAAGTGTTTGGGTTTAGTGATATTTACTTTTATTCAACTGAACACAAACAACTCGGATATTTAGAACTTGACAAACATTTTGGTGCTGGTCGCTTCTTCCCTAAATCGGTACTAGAAAAGTGCAATTACAAAGCTTGGCAAAGGCAGTTGGATAGAGGTTGTGATATGGAAACAGAACGTTATTTCAAAACATTAGGTATTGAATTTGAGCGCATAAGTATAAAGAAAAACAATCTTTTTTTAATTGATATAAAGCATGATTATAATATCTCGAGCAAAAACATTATCTTTGCTTGTAAGAAAGAAAACTTTAATATTATGGCTAAAAAAGTAGGTAAACCAACAGCAGATAAGATAGAACAGTTAACATTTACGCCTAAAGCGGTGTTAAATGGCTACGTGCGTGTAATTTGCAACGACAAAAACGAAAGTTTAAACGGGCGCAACTTATTGCTACCTGAGGAAAAAGCAAAGTTAATTGTCGCTAAAGGTTGGGGAGTGTATGAGGGTTAAGATTGAGGGCAAGAACTACGAGGTTAAGACCTTGTTTGGCGAATACAAAATAAAGGACTTAATTTGGGCTAATCGTATTTTACGCGAAAACGATATGAGCCCAAGGTTTTGTATGAAGTTGTTAAAAGAAACAACAAACATACCTGTTGATATTCTCGAAACATTGGATTTTGAAAGTGAAATTAAGGTGTTAGCTGAAATGAGCCTAATTGGTTTGCGCACTCCTGATATTGATGTATTTATGGACTACGTGCAAGTAGACGGTGTTAAGTACTACAAGCGCGAAGAATTGTTAACCTTAAGCGGAATTAAAGTAATGTTTGGTAAAAACAACTTTAAGCAATTCGCCTTAATGGGACAGTTGCACGATATATTAGCACGTAATAAGGAAGTTGATCCTACAAACTTAGCTTCATTGGTTGCGGTGTTGTATGGCGAAGATTTTAGCGACAAAGCAATAGAGGAACGTGCGAAAAAGTTTATGGACTTAGATTTGTATTCGGCTTTTAGCGGTTTTTTTTTGTTTCAAAGGGAATGGAACAAATTTCTAAGTTGTTTGTCGGTATATTCACAAACGAGAGTTCAAGCAATGTTAAGTATAGAGCGTTTGCTAAGAAAATTATCGAAAACAATTTTTGGTTTTCTTTTGCCTACGAGGTTGCGGAGTTGGGAATTTTTAGTAAACCTAACAAAACGCCTTTAGAAAGTGTACACGAAACTAACTGCATGGATGTACTGCACTATTTGAACGTAAAACAAGCACAAGCAAAATTAATA